AACAGTCACAGTCTGTGTTTCAGTACCACTAGTCATTTCGATAGTTTTACCGCCTGTTGAATAACCGTCTGGACCACAACCAAGTTCTTTTTCGATCTTGACGTCGTCGTTCATGAAAGTTGATCCTCTTTGCCAATCTTTGCTCATAGTTTTTCTCCTTATATATTAATTATACTAATTTTTTTTAAAATTTCTACCAAAATCGTTTCTTTTGCTTTCATCTGCCATTGTTTGTTTGGTAAGTGAAATTCCTGCACGTAATTCTGCTAGTTCTTCGTTCTGTTCTAGCTTTTCATCGTGTTGTTGGTCGTTCATCATAGCTCTCATAGTGTCTAAATCAAGTCTTTGTTCACTATTAGCAGTTCTATCTTGATCTGCTCTAGCTTTTAAATCTAATTCTCTTGATTTTAGTTTAAGTAATGGATCTCCACCTACTTCACTGCTAATTTTGTCTTCTTCTTTAGCATAGTCCATAGTCATTTCTGCAATTAACACTGCTTTTCTAGCTTCCATCATAGAAGTTAGTTGTTTAACTCTTTGTTGCATTTGCATTGCTTGTGGATTTTGTTGCATCATCTGTTGTGCTTGTGGATTTTGCATCATTGGAGCCATTTGTTGTTGAATCATTTGTAACTCTTTCATTTCCTCAACATACTCTAATTGAATTTGTTCTTGAGCCATTAAACTAATGTGTTCTAGTATATTTTTTTGTAAAGACATCATTGCCATAGGATTATTTTGTACCATAGAGATAGACATGAAACTTAAATGTGCATCAATATGTGCTTTGTGATCTTGACCTGGATACGCTTGAAAAGGTTTACCACTGATAGCTAATATATGTTCTAAACTTGGATCCATTGGTTGTGGGGCAGAAGGCGGAGGTAAAATTGCATTTACATTTTTGACTCCGATTGCATCATACATAGATCTATAAGCTTGATACAAGTTATGAAGTTTAGGATTAGATTGAGCTAACTGTAATTGAGTTTGCGCCATTGAAATTCTTTGAGTCTGAGAAAAAATGTTAGGATCAGCTACAGGTAAGATATCTACCTTGTCATCAAAATCTTGTACTTTAATATTTCTCGACGCTCCGGGAACATCGTATGGATATTCTTGAGGTAAGTAACTTTTAAATACTTCTGCTAATAATTTAAATTCATTCTTAAGACCAACGTATAGTCTTTTGTGGATCGCTGACATTACTCTTGAACCACGTTCAAGAAGAGCAACAGTTGTTCCAACAGCTGCACCTTGATTCATATCGCCTACTTGCATATCAGCAATTGATGCAAATCTTTGAGCAGAACTAACACAAATACCCATTAAGGATAATAGAGTTTGATCTGGTCCTTTAAAAGGTAATTGCATAAACTGATCTTTAATATTTCCACCTGGTACATCGACGTCTCTAAATTCTCCAGGTTGTAAAGGCTGTGCATCATCTCTCATTCTAACACCTCTAGTTTTAAAACCAGCAGGTAAGTTAGCTAAAGTTCCAGCGTCAAGAAGTTGTCTTAAGGCTACAGTTGCTGTACGTGTTAATCCACCGATCATGTGAATTAAACCTAAACCGTAAAAACCTAAACCTGGTAAAAATTTAAAATGTACAAAATAATCTTTTTTCTTTTTCAAAGGATCTTGTTCACCATAGTTTCTTCTAATAGATAAAATTTTACTATTGGCTTCAGCAATAGTTACAATGAAAGGTAATTTGATTCCAGTGGGCTCACCATCTTCAGGGTTAACATCTTCATACCCATCCAAATCTATATCTATATGCATTTCTAAAATAGTATACATGTCTGCAGAACCATTCATTTGAATACCTTCTAGTTCTCTTTCTTTTTCTTTTAAGGCGTCTTCCTGTACTGGCGGTTCTCCCAAATCAATGTCTTTATAAAATCCATTGATTTGTTGTTTACGTAAATCATTTTCTGACATACGAATAACATGGATTACAGCTTCCGCATCTTCTAATGAGGTAGCAGAGTACGGCACGACTAAATCTTCAGCCGGGATAAATTTACTTACGGCTCTACCTAAAAGATCATCATAATAAACTTTTTTAAAAGTAGATCCTGATAAAGGTAAGTAAAATAACATTTGATCAAATTCTGGTTCATATTCTTTCATCTGATCCATAATTTGATAGTTCATAAAATCTTTAACACGTTTTGATTGCTCTTCTTTAGCAACACTTGCGTCACCCATAATTTGAGTTCTTACAGGTCCATCACTTGGTAATAATTCTTTGTAAGCTTGTGCTTGAAATTGAGTCACTGCTTCAGCCAATACTGGGTGAGTAACTGAGCTTGCTCCTCTAAAAGGTTCTGTTCTAGTTATGTATTTAAATCCAAGTAGATTTAATCCTTCTCTATAACTATCTGCCCATTCTTGTCTTGACTCTTTGTAATTAGTATATTTTTCCATTAGCTCAGATGCTAAAGGATCTAAAACATTGTCTTCTAAAAAATCTGCTAAGTTTTCAAAGTGGTCTTCGCCACCTTCTGGATTAACTTGTGAGGGATCAAACTCTATAGTTGCTCCACCTTCTTCATCCATAGTAATTTCAGGTTCACCTGCTTTTTGTCTGTCGATAATTTCTTGTTGTTCTTCAACAATTACATCTTCACCTGGAATTTCAATTTCTGTTTTTGTAGTGGATAATGATTTGTCTATTTCAGCCATATGCTATTCTACACCTTCTCTGTTATTGATTCAACACCTTCTTCGACTGAAGTACTATCAGGAGTTTGTCTTACTGTCAAACTGTCGATTACTTCATTAAGTATTTGAGGGTTTTGTTTTTTAGGCTCATCTAAAGGCATAGGATTTTCTGCAGCCCATGCTAGTAATTCTGCTTGTGTTACTTTTTCATCATTTGCTGTGTTTACAAAGGCACCTATAATTTCGTTATATTTAATGTCCATATTAAGATATCCAATCTAAATTTTTATATTTATTTTTGTTTAAATTCATAACATATGATTTTACATTGTTCTCACACATCTTCATATCCATGTGTTTAGTATATAATTTATTTAAAGAAGGTTCTCCCGTAATAGTATAAACCATTCCTAGTTTATTTTTTGTTGCTTGTTTTTCAATTTCTTTTAAACACATTTTCATAGCTTTAAATAATTTTATTTTACTTGTTTTTGGATTTGAAAATATACCATACATAAATCCAAATTTAGCTTTTTTGTCTACATACAATCCAGCTGCACAAATTTCTTTTTCTTCAAATACTATTACACCTAATGGAGGTAACATTTCTTTTGGAATTGATAAATCCCATTTATGTTGTTTACACCATTTACTAATAATGGAATAATCTTTAGTTAGATTCCATTTTTTAACTTGCATTTAATGTATTAACATTTTTTTTATCTTCGTTGTTTGCAAAAGTTTTCCAGTTATCAAAAAATTTATCTTCTTCTTTTAAAAGTTGTTCTTGGTCTTCAATTTCAAAGTAGTCAGTAAATAAGATATCGTTAATTAATATTCTTCTATTCTCTGATCCAAATACATAAACAGTGTTTTGATCATCACCTAATGACTTACCATGTTTAGTATCTCTAACTCTCATCCAAGTACCATCTTCATTTACCATGTGACTACCAGATACTTTAATACCTTTGTAGTCATATAATTCTGTGTTTAAAAATCTACCTACTGCAAATACTTTACCACCTACTGCAACTTCATCTCCTAGATCAACTTGCTCTACTTGTTTAGTAGTTCCATCAGCCATTGTAATTAAAGTTCCTTTAATGAAACAACCTTTGTTGTGAACCACATAATCATCAGCAATGTATGAGCTATCATTTGAAACGTTAAAGTTGTATAAAGGCATTTCAGGATTGTTCATTTCTTTTGATTTAATATCTGTAATTTCAATTGAATCATTATCTGTTACAAGTTTATCACCAACTTTTAATTCACCTTTTAATTGTTTGTAAAGTTCTACACCATCACGTTCTTTTGTTTTTTCTGGTTTAATAGATTTCCAACCCTCTTCAGTCATGAACGGGTGTTCAGAAGTAAAGAAGTAATGTTCACTATCATTAAATGAATATAATTTTCTATCCGCTAGTAAAGTAGGATCTAGTTTAATAACTGTGTTATCTTCTTTGTGTCCTTTTACTTTATCTCCAACTTTAACGTCTTCAATATTTTTAAGTGTACCATCAGCCATAGTAACTTTAGTACCTGCTATGAAACAACTGCCTCCCATATTATTACCTTGCTTATCTTTCATTTGATTATTTTTTGCAGCTTGTTGACTAGCCTCTTCTCTATCTTTTTGTGCATTGTGGTCTGCAAGTTGTTGTTTTTTTATTGCAAGTTGTTGTTTTTTTATTTCTGGTTTTTTATATTTACCTTTAGCTAAATTCTTTTCTATCATATCAATATTTTTTTGAGCGCCTTTAGAAATATCTCCAAATGCAGACTGTGCATTCATGCCAGCAAATACATTTGTATTGGGATTTCCTGCTATTCTTCCTGGGTCAGTCATGTTTCCTAATTGATAATTAGTAAAGTTACCTAGTTTGTTCAAAGCAGCTTGGTTAGCTGCGTTAGTTCCAAATTTATCAAAAGATCCTACACCATATATTGCTTTACCATCTACCATACCTACTGGTTTAGATTTTGGTAACATACCTATAATTCCTTTAGCAGCAGTCATTGCAGGATTAATTGCAAAACTAGCTGCTGTTCCAACAGGGCTATTTATTATACCTTGTAAACCTGTATTAAAACTACCTCTCATTTTTTGAAAGGTGTTTAAATCTTCGTTAGGATTTTGATAAATGTCTTGAAAAAAAGCTTTTTTTGCTAATGCATTTTTATCAAGAAATTCGTTTGTGTTTTTATCTGTAACAGATTCTAAAGTTTCATAAAAACCAGAACCCATTGGATCTAATCTACCTCTACCAGTTAATTGAGCTGTTGGATCTGAATTAAATGGTGAACCCATTGCTTCGTTATTTTTTTCATCTTTATAAGCTTGAAACTCTGCAACATTGTCAGATGGACTTGGCATAGAGGCTCCAGCACCTAAACTTAAACCTTCTCCAATTCCTTGGTTTTGATTTCCTTGACCTGGAGTTGAATCTGGAGTTGAATCTGGTGTAGAATCTGGTGTAGAATTTGCATCATAGTATCCTAATAACCTTAACTGATCTTGAATAGTAGAATCTTCATGTCCACCTCGTTTCATAGAGTTATAAACATTCATACCTGGAGTACTTAAAGTATCCCACCAGTTAGAGCCTTGATTAAAACTTTTTCTTTGCATCATAGAACCTACGCCACCGCCGTTGGCATATTCCATCATACCGCCGTCCGCTTTTCTAAAATACTTTTTGTAATCAAAATTTGATTTTTTATAATTGTCTTTTAAATCTGGATCCGCTAACCCTAATTCTTCAGCTGCTTTAATCATTCGTCCTCTTTTGCTTGCAAAATTTCCTGTTGCATTTTTATCTTGATAACTTCCTTTTCTTTGAAGAGCGGCTTGTCTCATTCTCATGCCTTTTTCTTTACCCGTTAGTTTAGGTTTTTCTTCCACTGCTACTTCTACTTCAGTCTCACTAACTTCTTCACCGTCATCTGATTCGTTTTTAAGTACGCTTGCAATACCTTGAGCAGGCATAATCATTGCTATAATTTTTTGAGATTGTTCTGGATTGTCTTCTATGTACTCTTCAACTTTGTCTGAGAGTTTATCTATTCCCGCTGCGGTTGCTACACCACTAACTACTATTCCCGCTGCTTCTGCAAATGAAACTATAAGAGGTATCGCGGCTAATGCTGGCATGTTTATTTATTCCTTAATAATAAGTTCTGTTGTGTGGTATTGAAGGTTCTTCTTTTTCATCTTCAGGGTGACCTATAAAACCACCTTGTCGAAACCTCATTACCGCTTGTGTCATACTATCCACCAAATCATCATGGTCTCCATAAGGAAATGCTGCACACTCTTCAATCACCTCTTCCGCG